CGCAACACCAACCGCAACACCAACCGCAACACCAACCGCAACACCAACCGCAACACCAACAGGAGACCATCATGAAACAGCCAAGAAACTGGGAAGAAGCCTTTGAAGATTTAGCCACAGAAAACAGAGAGCTGCGGGACGCGTTGGACAACATCGTCGCCCTTTGGGACATAGAGGCAAGCATGTCCGAGATTGAGAACAGCATCACCAGAGCCCGAGCCCTGATAGGAGAGGAGAAATGAAAGAGCTAATTGGTAAGACCGTGGAGACGGTGCGTTACGTAGACCCATGGGGCGACGGGCTGCGGATTACGACAAGGAGGGGGAATGATGTTTAAAGCGTTACAAATTCTTGGCGCAGCCCTGATAGCCGTGATGCTGTCGTGGGTTTTCTTTATCGTAGTTCTTTAGTTGGAGGTGTGAGATGAAAGACCTGTTCTGTTGTTGGTGCGGGGATGATGTAGAACCCCGCCGTTGGGCGTTGGGATACCGCGCCTGTTTGGCATGTGGCGAGGCGTCGGCGCGTGCTGCTCGTGCCTCGTGGTGTGTGGTGCAGGAGTATGGCAAGGGCGCATATCAGTTCGTTACCCCTGCCTCAGCCCACAAGACCCTGCGGGAAACCAACCAGAAGCAACCAAGGTAGCAACCCCGATAAACAGTAACAACACAAGGAGCCATCATGTTTGGGATAAACACGAACTACTTACCCACGGTCAGAAGCTACGACGAAGCCAAGATTCACTACGACAGCATCAAACCAATCCGTGGGAGTGACAACCTACGCCCTCTGGGTAAACGCAGCAAGCAGCATATGATGCTCACCGAGGGTAGCAACGAGCACGGGCATTACTACGCTGCCAAGCTATACAGCACGGAGTGCGTGCGGTGGTATCGAGATGGGCGCATCCAAGTCCGGGCCGATGGTTACTCAACCCAATCAACGGCGGGCTTCATTCATGCGGTATCCCCCATGACCGGTCACATACAAGACAACGCGGTCAGGGTCAACGGTATCCGGATGGCGGATACATACAACGGGCTGTGGTTTGAGTATCGCGACCAGCACTGGGTATGCACCAACGAGCCCAAGTGTTACATCGAGAAGTTCAACCGCACTGAGACCGCACGACTACGCAAGCTACCCGTTGTGTCTCAAATCCAGACATACCTCAAGAGTATGAAGGCGCTGGGCGCATACGACACACCCAACCCTGCGACATTCGGCTTTAGTTTCAAGGCTGACGACCTGCTGCTTGATATGCTGAAGTGCAACGGCGAGCCACCGATGGATATGCTGGCGAGGTTCGGTGAGGGTGTGCGCGGGCTATGGTCAACCGAGATGTTGTATCGGGTATGTATGAAGGCAGGGCTGACCACACGCGAGGCGTTGTATTACAGAGAGTATGTTCCGGCTGCGTCATCAAAGAAAGGAGTGATATGTGAGAGAAGATGAGATGGAGGCACTACTGCGCTTGGACGGGGCAGCGTTGGAGGTGAACAAGTTCGGCACGGCGTATAACGCGAAGGTGTGGTATCCCGCCGACCACAAAGACGCAGAGGTTGTCATGTTCACCGGCGAAGCATCGTCCAGACAGGAGGCCCTTGCCCAAGCGTGGCAGAAGTATCAGGAGTTTATGCAGACAAAAACTGGTATCAACCTGCTGCGCGGCGACGGGCAGCTGATGTTCCGGATATAAAACCGTTGTTACTTACAAGTAACAAGAACCAAGGAGACCATGATGGGATACAGAAGCGATGTAGCAGCAGTGTTCTACGTCACCTACTCAAACGAGCCGGACTACCCCAAGTCCAAAGCACTGCTCGACCTGTGGTATGCGCAGCTGGAGGAGACCAAGTGGCACCGTGATGACTTCGGCAATTGCTTCAGTCCGTTGAATAAGATGCACAATCATGGCTACGTGTTCGAGTGCAACGATGTGAAGTGGTATGACTCATATCCATCCATCCAGCAGTTCGAGCATGTCGTCAAACAGTATTACAACGACTACATCAACAACAGCGAGCTCGATGGTGGTAGCGGGCTCAACAAATACTTCTGCTACGAGTTCATCCGCATCGGTGAAGAGACCGAGGACATCGTCGAGGAGCGCAGTCACATCCACGACTACGTGTTGTCAGTTGCACGTTCGATTCATTTCAACTAATCGTTTTAAAACAATACAAACCGTGTGACATGTCACACAACTTAAAGGAGAAGCAAAATGACGCAAGCAATTAGCAACACAACCGCAGTTACCCTCGAGGAAGCAAAAAACCTCATCGCTACGTGCGGTGCGGACGTTACTATAATGCTGCAGGGTGGCATGGGCATCGGCAAATCGTCGCTGCTGTGGGCATTGGCTGAGCAGTTCAACGGCACGCATGACGCTGTCTACATGGACATGACCACCAAGGACATCGCTGACCTGTCGGGTGTGCCGTATGTCGAGGAGCGCAACGGCATCAAGGTGACGCACTTCGCACCCAACAGCGAGCTGAAGCTACACAACAAGAAGCCGGTGATTCTCATGCTGGACGAGTTCGGCAAGGCCATGCGTCCGGTTCAGAACACTGCCCTGCGCCTCATGCTGGAGCGCAAGATGGGTGAGGACTCGCTGCCCGCTGGCAGTATCGTGTTCGGCACGACCAACAAGACAGGTGAGGGTCTGGGTGACAACATCCAGCCCCATGCACGCAATCGTCTGTCGTTCGTGACGGTCAAGTCCCCGGATGCCGAGCAGTGGTGTGCGTGGGCGGTGGGTAATGGCGTTGAGGCTGAGGTCATTGCGTGGGTCAACCAGAACCCGCAAGCGTTGGCGTCGTTCGACGATGGTGGCCAAGATGACAACCCGTATATCTTCCACCCCAACAAGCCGGTGACGGCGTTCTGCACCCCGCGTTCGCTGACCAAGGCCAGCCACATCATCAAGCATCGTGGTGTGTTGGGCACGACAGCGACTATCGCCGGTGTGGCGGGCTGTGTGGGTGAGGCTGCTGCGCGTGACATGATGGCCTATGCTGCACTGGCGGATAAGCTGCCGACGTGGGCTGAGATTGTGAAGCACCCCGATACCGCCAAGCTGCCCGCTGATGGTGATGCTGCGGCGTCATTCATTACGGTCTACTCGGCGCTGGCACGGGTGGACAAGGGCTCGTTCGATGCGTGGATGGTGTATTGCAAGCGCATGGCCAAGGAGTTCCAAGCGGTGTTCTGTCTCAACGCAGTCAAGTCTCAAGCCCGCACCGCAGCATTGGCCAACCGCAGTTTCACGACATGGGCTACCGAGAACCACTGGCTGTTCGACGCCAAGTAAGGAGGAGGTATGGACCGCGCAGACCGTTACAGAGTATTCACCATGCCGCAGTCTAAGTTTGACCAACAACGTGGTAAAGATTCAATGTATCTTGTGAGAGACCTTGTAGCCGTGCATCCTGATGTTATGGGTCTTGAGCTCAATGCAGCACAGACCATGTGCAAACTACTCAATGAATCGGAGAAGCTATGAAACTCACAGCAGAGCAACGGTTATCCCGCGCACATCTTCACATCGTCAACCACATCAAGCATTGCGCAATCGGCGGTGTGGTGATGTTTGGCAAGACGATGGTGGACGAGCGCATACCCACAGCTTGCACGGACGGGTTCACGGTGAAGTATGGCCGCAAGTTCATCGAGGACTTGGACGAGGCCGAGCTGCGGTTCTTAGTGCTGCACGAGAATTATCACAAAGCGTTCCGGCACATGACGACGTGGCGGCATCTCTACAAGGACGACCCCCAGCTGGCCAACGAAGCGTGTGACCACGTCATTAACCTCAAGCTGACCCACATCGACAATGGCGAGGGGTTCATCAAGATGCCCGAGAAATACCCCGGCCCGTGTGACCCGAGGTTCAAGGGCATGGACGCAGGGCATGTCTACCGGCTGCTGAAGGAGGAGCAGGAGAAGCGAGGGGGTGGTGGCCGGTCCGGGTTCGACGAGCATGACTGGGATGGTGAGGAGCAGCTGACCTCAGACCAGCGTGAAAAGATTGCCCAGCAGATTGACCAAGCCCTGCGTCAGGGTGCCATCCTCGCAGCCAAGCGGGGTAGCGGGGGTGACCGCACGTTCGCTGAACTGTTGGAGCCCAAGGTCAACTGGCGGGAAGCCCTGCGCGAGTTCGTCACCAGCACCTGTGCCGGTCGGGATATGTCCACATGGCGTAAGGTCAACCGTCGGTTCGTGTCCAGCGGCATGTATCTGCCGGGGTGTATCAGTGAGGCGATTGGTCGGGTGTTGGTCGGCGTTGACACGTCAGGTTCAATCGGTGGGCGTGAGCTGCAGGAGTTCATGTCCGAGGTCGTAGGCGTGGCCAAGCAGGTGAACCCCGAGGTGCTGGACTTGGTGTATTGGGACACACAGGTCGCCGCTCACGAGAAGTATGGGGTGCATGAGCTGGATGGGTTGGAGACCAAGACCAAGCCCGCCGGTGGTGGCGGCACCGCACCCAGCTGCATCACAGCCTATATGAGCGCACAAAACATCAAACCTGAGTGCGCCATCATTCTGACCGACGGGCATGTAGGCAGCGACTGGGGCGGGGCGTGGCCATGTCCGGTGTTGTTCGTTATCTGCGGCGGCAACAAGGTCATCGCCCCGGTGGGCAAGACGATTCACATTTAATTAACAACAGGAGCTGATATGAGCAACGACAGAAGCAACGACAGGAGCAACGACAGGAGCAACGACAGGAGCAACGACAGGAGCAACGACAGGAGCAACGACAAAGAAGCGGCCAAGCTGGTGATTCTCAAGGTGGACTACATGGAGCTCGTAGTCCCGGTGGAGGCGGCGATGGCGTTCATAAAACTCATTGCGGGGGGTAGCGCCTACAAGCTACACAATAAATGGATAAGCGAAACCAAGTCCAGCATCGAGGTGTTTGAGCACATTGACCTGTCGATTCATCACCTGAGCACTGAGCGGTATGCGCTGGCCAAGATGACGACGGCGTCGCTGAAGGAGGACAACAAATGAAATACCACGAGCTGGGTGACAGCGCCAAAGAGAAGGCACGAGCGTGGATGGTGGACTGTGTTCACTCCGATGGCTGGTGCGCCGAGTGGGTCATCGAGGATTGGAAGGACATACTGGACTGCCTCGGGTTTTATGAGACCGACATCTTCTGGTCTGGCTTCGGTTCACAGGGTGACGGCGCGTGCTTTGTGGGGTCGTGGCGTGAAAAGCATGTGCGCTATGACAAGTTGGTCGAGCTTGTAGGGCAGGAGAAGGCCGCAGATTACGGTGAGTTCTTTTACAAGTTGAAGTTGTTTCGGGACATGGGCGCGATACAACCACACTACGTTCGACTAAACCATCGCGGGCTCTACAGTCATGAGAACAGCATCCACTACGACTTGGACATACCGGAGACGGACAGCGAGACCGTGCCGTGCTTTGAGGAGGACTTTAAGGAGGCGTGCAGGTATTTGATGCGGACGATTTATCGGCAGTTGGAGGCGGAGTATGCGCACCAAGTAAGTGAAGAAGCGATTGTTGAATCTATTGAATGTAATGAGTATGACTTTAACGACAAAGGAGAACGGCAATGAGCATTACTAACAACGGCGTATTGGTTGACCTGAACATCTCTGTATGGACGGGTCGTAAGATGGATCGCAAGGTCAGCGGCGAGGTGGACGCGGCCAAGAACACCCGCACAAAAGCCGGTAACTATCACAAAAACCTGTTCGCTGGCACGGACAAACTGGAGCGGGTCAATTCAATCGCTGGGAAAATCCGAAACTGGCATCTGCGCGAGACCCTTCCATGGTCAGATACCGGCACTCGGCTGCTGCCGATGGCAAACTTCTTTCACTATAAGCAAGAGCTTTCCACAATGGAGAATGAGTTCAACGCGGCGGTGCAGGATTTTCTGACGTATTACCCAAATCTCATCTCGGCTGCGGCGTTCCAAATCGGCACATTGTTTAACCGTGATGACTATCCCAGCGAGGATAAGATTAAACATAAGTTCAGCGTTCGCACGGCGTTCCATCCGGTGCCTTTGTCTGGCGACTTCCGGGTTGATTCGGATGCTGCGACGCAGCAGGAGTTGCGCGAAAGCTATGAAAAGTTGTATCGTGAGAAAGAAGAAGCCACAGCAAAAGAACTTTGGAGTAGACTACATGAATACCTGACGACTTTGGTTGACAGGTTGGAGAAGAAGCAGAAAGCGATTGAATCATCCGCAAGCGGCGATAAGACCAAGGCGGGGCAGCTTCACGAATCTCATCTGGAGAATGGTGTTGAGCTGTGCAGTTTACTCACTCGCTTGAATGTAATGAATGACCCGACGTTAGAAGCAGCACGCAAGCATCTTGAAGAAGCCCTGTCCGGGGTTACGATCAAGGACCTCCGCACAAGCGAAGGTGTGCGCAATGACGTCAAGGCGCGGGTGCAGGACATACTGGGTAAATTTGACTGGTGAGGAAAACATGGCAACAAAGTTAAGTGGTGGTAAAGAGATCGTCCGTGAACTGGCGATTGCTGTGCAGGATGCTGGTGCGCGGGAGTTGATCGTTACGGTGCGCGGGGACGGAATAATGTTCCTGCGTGCCAAGGGTATGCAGCGCCAAGTGATGTGGAAACTCGACGCGCTGTATGAGAAGGGTATTAAGGAAGGAAGAAGTGCGTAAATTAACTAAATAACTAAGGAGAAGTCATGAAACAAGCAACCACTGTAAAAGTTCCAAGCTATAGATTAAATCCCCCTGTTTTGGAGACCATAACTCCAACCAAAGCCCATACATGGCTAAACAGAAATACTAGCAACCGAAAACTTAGGGATGGTTGGGTAGAAAAATACGCTTCCGATATGCGAGCGGGTAAGTGGACAGAGTGCATTGTGCCCATTGTGTTTTACGAGAACGGTGACATTGCAGATGGGCAGCACCGATTGTGGGCGATCATTGAGTCTGATACCCCGCAACGGTTTTTTGTACTACATGGGTTAACTAGAGAAGCAGGGCTCAACATCGACACGGGTGGCGGTCGCAACCTAGTGGACAACGCTCGTATAAGCGGGCTGAACATGGACATCACCAACGAAATGACTGCAGCTGCACGAGCACTGGAGTCTGGTAACCGCACGAGCGCGGCAATGTCCAATTCTTCTTTGTTGGCTATTGTTGATAAACATAAAGACGCTTTGAAGTGGGTGTGCTCGCATGGTCCTCGCGGTAAGGGTTTGCGTAACCAGTGCATTTTGGCGGCGGTTGCTAGGGCGTGGTACCACACAGACGACAAGGAAAGGCTGGCACGGTTCTGCCAAGTTGTATCGACTGGCATGATGCAAGACGCTAGCGAATCGGCGGCGGTGGCACTTCGTAATTTGTTTTTGGCGAACCGCAACGTCCATTTAAATCAGTTATTTAGGGCGAATTTTTTGCTCTCTCAGTCCGCAATCAAGGCATTCATGAAGGGCAATCCGATTACCCGACTCCGTTCCCCGACAGAAGAGCCGTATCCGCTGACCACGAAGCCGCTCAATGTTGCGCACGCCAAACTTGGTAGGCCCAAAAAACAAAAGGCAACGTAATGGCCACCACCCCAGAGTCCAAGGTTAAAAAAAAGGTCGTTGACATTCTGAAAGCGGCAGGGGCGTGGTATTGCTTTCCTGTCGCCTCTGGGTATGGCCGGTCGGGGATACCCGATATCTTGGCGTGTTGGGACGGTGAGTTTGTAGCTATTGAATGTAAGGCCAATGGTGGCCGCACCACGGCACTGCAAGCCCGAGAACTTGAGCGTATCAAGCAAGCTAATGGCAGGGCGTGGGTGATCGACGAGAGCAAAATAGACGAGCTTCGAGCGTACTTCGAGAACCTCGCTAACTAATACCAGCCCCAGCTCCAACCGTAGGCGCGGCTGCGGTAATCAGCTTGAATGACAGACCTTGGGGCAGCTCATAATTGGAGGTAATTCAGGCACCGCGCACTTTCTAACTTTAAGGAGAATCGTATGGGAGCATTAGAGATTCCAAAATATGTGCAACAGCTATACGCTTACTTTGGTATACCAACGTCAGAGTGGGGGGAACATTTCACGCAGGACAGAGGGCTGCGCACTGGCCTTCGTCCAGAAGTAGCAGAGGTGTATTCAATGCTGCACCGTGAGTTACAACAAGCTGGAAAACTTAAAGGAGAAGTGAAATGAACGCTGTTACAGAAAAACATATTAAAGAGTCAACTGTTGTCATCACTCCGCCGCGTTTTGCTACGGTGGAATTAGTTCTCAACGGCACGTCGCCGTTGGTCATTGAACGGTTCAGCAAGAAGGCCGAGCTTATGGCCAAGATGCAGGAAGGCAAGAGCGCGGGTAGTAAGAAAACCCGCACTGCGCGGGACTACGAAAAGGAGACAGAAGAGGCGCGGTATCGTTCTGATGAAGGCTGGGAGGGCATGAACGCTGCTGCGTTTCGTGCAGGGATGATTAGCGCGTGCCGCTTGGTCGGATTCAAAATGACACTGGCTAAACTGTCTTGCTTTATTGAGGCAGATGGGTGGGATGCTATTGATTCGTTACCGTTGATTCGTATTTACGGGGCAAGCAATCAATACTCAGCGCATACGCGTAATGCTACCGGGGTTGTCGATGTGCGCGTGCGTCCCATGTATAAAAAGTGGGCTGCGAAGTTGCGCGTCAAATACGACCAAGACCAATTCAGCACTCAAGACATCTTTAATCTGATCTCAAGGGTCGGAGCGCAGGTTGGCATTGGCGCGGGTCGTCCGGATAGCAAAGCATCTGCGGGGATGGGTTTTGGTACGTTTGAAATTGTAGACGATGAAAGGAGAGAGCACATCAAAAAGCAGTTTGGTATTGAGTAGTACGGCAGGCCTGTAAGGGCTAGGTAAGGCCAGGTGGGGTCGGGTAAGTCACGGCAGGTAAGGTTGGGAGTGGCTAGGCCGGGTTTGGTAATACATGATTGGGTATGTCAAGTCACGGCAGGTAAGGCCCGGTGCAGTGGGGCTAGGCAGGACCCGGTATGTCAGGGTTCGGTATGTCGAGGTGAGGCAGGTTTGGCATGTAGCGGTTGGGCGCAGTAGGGCGCGGTATGGCTCGGTACGGTAACTCACGGCAGGCATTTACAAAGGAGAAGATAATGAATGAAGAACGTAAATTTTTAGAGCGCATGGCAACAAAAAACGGCGGGCTGCTGCTTGTAGACGATGTTTTAGCGGCAGCAAAAGACAAGCGTTGTGTATTGCACAAGCACTTTGAATGGGACGACACAGAAGCGGCGCGGCAGTACCGCCGCGAACAGGCACGAAATCTTATACAAAAGTGCCGTGTTCAAATTGCTACAGCCCCTGATGTGTCAATCCGCGCATTTGTGTCGTTGCAAAGTGACCAAATATCAGGGGGCGGTTATCGCATGACTGCGACAGTATTGGATGACGCAGAGCTGAAAGCGCAGTTGTTGGGGGATATTCGGTTGACAATAGAGCGCTGGAGCCGGAAGCTGTATTTATTGGACTCAAATATTGTCGGCCTAATTCAACAGCTGGAAGTTAGTATTCAAGACGAGCAAAACCATGCCGAAAAGGGGAGAGCCGCCGCATGAAACCTTACTTTATCGACGGGCCGGTGCTGATCAAGCGCATGGCTGTGGTGCTGGTCGCTGGGTTGTTTGTTGGTGCAGCAGCGGCAGCGGTTGGATATAGAACCAAAGAAGTAGAACCCGCCGCGCAGAAGGTAGCCTTGGCTGTATGCCCGATGCCCCAGACTGAAGGGGAGATGACGATATACGTTGTTGAGAATGGCGCAATCAAATGCTGGAGGTGGAAATGACCGACACGAAGCCGACTCCGAGAACGGATGAGCGTTGCAAGCAAATACACGAAGATGCGCTTGGTCTTGAAATAGGAGTGTTTAAATGAAGATGTTCATGAAGTCGTATTTCGAGAAGGAAGCGCGTGAAGTGAAGCCTCCGCTGGAGTACGAGGCTATCTGCATTTCATGCGCTGGCAAGTTAGGCGGCAAGGTGGATCGCTGGCTGAAGTCGAAGTGGGCCAGCGCCAATTGCGATGTGTGTGGTCACAAGACTGAAGTAACTAACCCTAAAGAATACGTTTGGAGATAATCATGGAAATTATTAAAATTATTGCTGTCGCTGTTGTTTTTGCCGTTGCTATTTGGGTTTTATATACGCTGGTTAAAATGTCTGACGAAGCGAAGGAGAAGCGTAACGATGAAGCACCCTACAAAGTTGAACCCCCAAAATCTACCGAGCAGATGGCCGTTTCCGACACTTGGGAAACCGTACCCCCCGCTGATCACTTCGAGCCCTACTGCAAGCCCAAGCGTAAATACACCAAGCGCAGCAAGTACTGGAGCAGCCCCAAAGTCAAAACCAAAATGTCCAAAGCCCGTAAAGCGCGTAAGCCCAGTAAATCTAAATGACATCGAGGAGGCCCCGCTATGAGACAGGACAAGCGAGACGAAGCTGTGGCGTATCTGCGTAGCCGCAAGAAGTACAGCGTTGACCCCGGCTGTAAGTTCGTACCAACGAGCGCCGCGCACACTGATGTGGCTGAGACCATCCGCAAGTATCGTATGGAGGTAGAGGACGTGTCACCCGTGCAACTGGTGAAGGGTAAGAAGAGATGAAATGCAGTTGCGGTGGAGGAACCCGCGTCGTTGATCGGCGTGAGGAATACAGGCGGCGGGAGTGCCTTGTGTGTGGCAAGCGGTTCTCCACCATGGAGATTGTCGTGAACAGAGCCAAGGCTAAGACAGAAGCGCCGAAAAAGCGTCGAGTACGGGCCACAGCAGCGACGCCAATGGCTAAAAACACCCGAGAGCAAGTCACCAAAAACGCCAGCGCCAGACGCCGGTTGGAGGATATGCGGGACAGCATGGACGGGGAGTATGACTATGAGTATTGACTGTAGTTAGTTAGACATAGTATGCTTGTTGCATGAGCGCAAAAAACACACCAAGAACTTTTTGGTCTCGAGTAGATAGAGGAGACCCCGGCAGCTGCTGGAATTGGTTGGGAGCCCAGACCAGCAGCGGGTACGGCAATCTTACATGGCACGGGCAGCATGTTCAGGCTCACCGAGTGGCGTATTTTCTGCATCACGGCGGCATTGGGTTGCATACAAATTTCCGACAGATAGGAGTGGCAAGACGGTACCGCCGGTTCGTTTTGCATAGATGCGACAACCGGTTGTGTTGTAACCCCGGGCATTTGTTTTTGGGCTCTATGCGGGCGAACCAACTCGATGCGTATGCCAAGGGGAGAAAAACACAACCGCAGAGCCAGCATGTAAATGCCAAGCTCACCGCGACCCAAGTTACTGAGATACGGCAGCTTTATGATGCCGGGGAAATGCACCAAATACCTTTGGCCAGAGCATACGGCGTATCTCAGCGGGTCATCAGTCTTATTGTCAGACGAGAGTCATACAAGGATATCAAATGATAGATTTAATTACTTTGGACATGGAGACCTACTATGACAAAGCATACAGCCTGTCAAAGATAAGCACCGAAGCCTACATCCGGGACGATCAATTCGAGGTCATCGGGGTCGCAGTTAAGGTCAACGACAACGAAACGCAGTGGTTCAGTGGCACCCATGAGGAGACTGCTGCGTGGTTGGGGCAGTTTGATTGGGGTAATGCGATGCTGTTGGCGCACAACTGCGCCTTTGACGCGGCCATACTGAGCTGGCAATTCGGTATTCACCCCAAGGTGTTGGCGGATACGATGTCGATGGGTAACGCGGTGGGGAGCGGCGCGGGTAGTGTGTCGTTGGCTGCGTTGTCCGAGCGATATGGTCTGGGCAAGAAGGGCAATGAGGTGGTCAACGCGCTTGGCAAGCGCCGAGCAGACTTCACCCCTGACGAGCTGGCACGCTATGCCGAGTATTGCATCAACGACGTCAATCTGTGCTACCTGCTGTTCCAGATCATGCTGGCGAATGAGTTCCCCAAGGCCGAGTTGAAGCTCATTGACATGACGCTGCGGATGTTCACGGAGCCCGTGTTTGAGCTTGACCTGCCCCTGCTGGAGAACCATCTGGCCAAGCTACGTGAGAAGAAGCAGAAGCTGCTGGACTCGGTGGGGCTCGACCGCAAAGCGCTGATGTCCAACCAGCAGTTTGCAGAGCTGTTGGAGGCGTGTGGTGTTGAGCCGCCAATGAAAGTGAGCCCTGCAACTAGCAAGCAAACCTTCGCCTTTGCCAAGACCGACGAGGAGTTCAAGGCCCTGTTGGAGCACCCCGACCTGCGGGTGCAGACGTTGGTGGCGGCGCGGTTGGGGGTCAAGTCTACGATCGAGGAGACCCGCACTGAGAGGCTGGTGGAGATCGCCAAGCGGGGCAAGCTGCCGGTGCCACTGAAGTATTGCGGGGCCAAGACCAAGCGCTGGTCGGGTGAGGGTGGGGGCATCAACATGCAGAATCTGCCGCGCACATCGGTCATCAAGGAGGCAATCCGGGCCCCGGCGGGGCACTCAGTGGTCGGCGTAGACCTGTCCAACATCGAGCTGCGGGTTGGCCTGTGGTTCGGGGGAATGCTCGACAAGCTCGACCAGCTGCGCAACGGGCTGGACCTCTACAAAGACTTTGCCTCGCTGGTGTTCGGGGTGCCCTATAACGATGTGAACAAGGATCAACGCTTCATCGGTAAAACATCCCAGCTAAGTTTGATTTACGGTGTCGGTGCAGCCAAGCTGCGGATGGCTATTAAGACTGGGTCTCGCACGGACATCGGGGAGGCGGAAGCTACGCGGATCGTGGCGCTGTATCGTAGTCAATATCATGGCGTGGTGCAGGCGTGGGACAGGGGCGAGGCGGTGCTGCGGGCCATTCGGGACGACCGGTATATGGACTTCGGGCCCATTCAGGTTCACGGTCAGCAGGGGTTGTTCCTGCCGTGTGGGTTGTATATGCAGTTTCCCGAGCTGCAACTGGCATCAACAAGTGGGTGGAAGTACAAAACCCGGTTTGGCTGGGAACACATCTATGGAGCCAAGGTGTTTCAGGGCTCTATTCAGGCGCTGGCTCGCTGCGTGACCGGGGATGGGATGCTCCGGGCGCAGAAGTCAATGCCCCACATCCGAACGGCTTTAACTATCCATGACGCAGACTACATGATTGCCCCCACATTGATGGCTGAGGCTGTGCAGGAACAGTTGATAAAGGACCTGTGTGTGCCGCCGCCATGGGCCCCGGACCTGCCACTTGCCGCTGAGGGTGGGTTTGGCCAGACTCTTGCGGAGTGCTAATATCACAGGCACCCACAACTACGAGAGTCTTTTATGAAATGGTCCTACAGCAGTTTGTCTTTGTTTCAACAGTGCCCTAAGAAGTATCATCATTTGCGGGTTCTCAAAGACATTGTTGAGCCCCAATCTGAGCAGATGCGGTATGGGTTGGAGCTGCACAAAGCTGCTGAAGAGTACATACGCGACGGCGTGGACCTGCCGCCGGGGTTTGAATTCATGCGGGAGAGTCTTGAGCAGTTGAAGGCGCTACCGGGTGAGAAGTACTGCGAGTACAAGCTGGGCCTAACGCGTGACTTGGAGCCCTGTGAGTTCTTCGCAGATGATGTATGGTGGCGGGGTATCGCTGACTTGCTGGTGATCAACGGCGACGAGGCACGCGTGCTGGACTACAAGACCGGCAAAGACAAATACGCCGACACCAAGCAGCTGGAGATACTGTCGCTGGCTGTGTTCAAGAAGTTCCCGCAGGTGAAGGTGGTGAGGGCTGGCCTGTTGTTTGTGATTCACACCAACTTCATCAAGGCCAAGTACGAGCGGGAGAAGGAGATGGAGATGTGGAACAAGTGGCTCCCCGAGACCAACCGGATGGAGACCGCTTATGAGAAAAATATATGGAACGCGAAGCAGAACTTCACCTGCAAAGGTTGGTGCCCGGTGATGACCTGCCCGCATAACGGAAGACGATAGGAGAACGCATGACACAGGACGAGAAGGATGCCGCAAACGCGGCACTGTTGCTGGAGGAGAAGATTAACGAGCGTGTGTGGGCAGCGATTCAAGACAACCCCCACATATTTGTAAGCGTGTTGGAGCATCTGCTCAAGCGACAGGGGCCACATTCAGTACTGGCCCTTGAGCTTTCTCGCTTGGTAGCGCCGCATATATTTCGTGAGGAAAAACGATACAACACAATGCCGTACTACACGTCGCGCGAATACATTTAGGAGACAACAATGCCGTATGTAAACAAACCGAGACCGTACGGTAAAGAGTACGATCAATATCAAGGTAAGCCGGAGCAGATCAAGAACCGCGCTAAACGCAACGCTGCTCGCGCCGAGATGGAGAAGAAGGGGCGTGTCCGCAAAGGTGATGGCAAGGACGTAGATCACGCCGTCGCGCTGTCCAAAGGTGGCTCCAATGCGACGTCCAATCTGCGCGTCAGGGACGCCAACAAGAACCGTAGCTTCAGCCGGAACAGCGACCACACGGTCAAAAAGAACGTGCCGAAGAAGTAGTTCGCTGCTGTAAGCCCAGCTGGCGGTGGCTTAAAAACACCAGCAACCATAGGTTGTGCAAAATGTGAGTGATCCCACAACGGATATGGTTGACACCCCGGAAAGACGGAGACAGAATATGAACCATAACATCGAGCAACGTGCAAACAAGCACTTTGCTCCAAAACGCTTTTGGAGAAGCCGTGGAAATCGTTGAAAACAAAGCGCTAAAACTACGCGTGAGGAACCCCAGCCGCATCACATCCGTAATCCCCAAGAGTGCAGTTGTCGGGGACAACGAGGTGCTGGTGCGGTGGGGGCTGGAGGAAGCGCAGGTGCTGCGTAATCTGGGCATCAAGAACGTGCCGTCTCCCATCAACAAAGACTACAAGTGGCCCGGACTATATACGCCGTTCGATCACCAGCGCACAACTGCGTCTTTCTTGACTATGTATCGGCGGGCGTTCTGTTTCAACGAGCAGGGCACCGGTAAAACAGCCAGTGTAATTTGGGCTGCGGACTACCTGATGAAGCTGGGCTTTGTACGCCGTGCGTTGGTGCTGTGCCCGCTGTCGATTATGCAATCGGCGTGGCAGGCGGATTTGTTCCAGTGCGCCATGCACCGTAACGTAGTGGTAGCCCATCATCGCAATGCTCGTAAGCGCCGGGAGCTGCTGCAACAGGAAGCTGAGTTTGTCATCATGAATTACGACGGCTTGGATATCCTTGCTGATGACATCGTCGCGGATGGCACCTTCGACCTCATTGTTGTGGACGAGGCCAATGCCCTGAAAAACCCATCGACAGACCGGTGGAGGACATTCGCCAAGATACTTCGCCCAGACAACTGGGTGTGGATGCTGACGGGTACACCGGCAGCGCAATCCCCCGAGGACGCATATGGGTTGGCCAAGGTGGTAAACCCGCAGGGGGTGCCTAGATTCAAAGGGGCCTTTAAGGACATGGTGATGAACAAGATCACGCAGTTCAAATGGGTGCCCAAGCCAAACGCCACTGAGATCGTACATCAGGTATTGCAGCCAGCGATTCGGTTCACTAAAGAGGACTGCTTGGACCTGCCGGACATGACATATGTAACACGCGATGCGCCGTTGTCTAAACAGCAGGAGAAGTTCTACCAACAGATGCGCAATGAAATGCTGATGGTCGCAGCGGGGGAAGAAATCAGTGCGGTGAACGCGGCGGCAAAGTTGACAAAATTACTCCAGATTAGTTGCGGTGCAGTGTATGCAGACAGTAAAGAGATTGTGGACTTTGATTGCAAAGGCCGCATGAATGTGTTGAAAGAAGTCATTGACGAGTCAAGCCACAAAGTCCTAGTATTTGCCCCCTACCGGCACAGCATTTACGCCATCGCACAAGAACTAAAAGCATCCAAGTACACCGTGGATATTATTGATGGCAGTGTGCCACCGGGGAAGCGGACCGATATATTCAACAAGTTTCAAACCACGCCTGAACCGCGTGTGTTAGTGATTCAACCGCAAGCTGCATCACATGGTGTAACTTTACACGCCGCGAACACAGTAGTGTATTGGTCTCCGGTGATGTCGGTTGAAACGTATTTGCAGGCGAATGCACGGGTACACAGAGCAGGGCAAAAAAACAAAGTAACTATCATTCATCTGCAAGGCAGTTCAGTAGAACGCAAAATTTACAAGATGCTGCAAAACAAAGTCGATATTCACGAGGAGCTAGTTGGTCTTTACAAAGAGGAGATGCAAAATGAGTGAGGAACTCGGAGCAGATAAACTCGTCAGGGTGTACGTAAAAATCCGCGATGCCCGCGAAGCGCTGTCCCGCAAGTATGAAGAAGAGGATGCTGCATTGAAGGAACAGCAGGATGTTATCAAGCAGGAGCTGCTGGATCGTTGCAAGTCAGTTGGTGCAGAGAGTCTCAAAACAGAATTTGGCACGGCCACCCGCACAGTCAAAGTCCGCTATTGGTCTAATGACTGGGGTGCCATGCACTCTTTCTGCAAGGAGCACGATGTTCTTGACTTGATGGAACGCCGCATCAGTCAGGGCAACATGAAGGCATTCTTGAAGGACAACCCGGACATCAAAATCCCGGGTCTCAATTCGGATAGCTTTTACGATATTTCAGTTCGGCGCAGCAAGTAATTAACTAAGGAGAAGCAAGCATGTCTAATGAAATGACGCTGTTCAAAGATGGTAACAAACTCCCGTCCTACCTCAAGAATCGTGAGATGGATGCTGTCACCAAAAGCCTTATGGGTGGTGGCTCACTGGCCAAGCGTATCTCGATCAAGGGCGGCGTGTGGCGGTTGATGTCCGGTGGCAAAGAGATCGCGGTGAACGAAGACCGGGCGATGAACTTCATCATCGTCAACGCAGCAGCCAAGGTCGGTCGCACTTATTATGAAGGCACCTACGATCCGGACGCGGAGAAGGCTTCAGCACCGGTGTGCTGGTCAGCCAATGGAGAAACACCTGACGCCAGCGTCGAAGCTCCCCAGTCTAAGACTTGCGCGACCTGCCCGCAGAACATCAAGGGTTCCGGTCAGGGTGACTCCCGTGCGTGCCGCTTTAGCCAGCGTGTCGCTGTGGTGTTGGAGAATGATCTGGACGGTGATGTGTTCCAGCTGTCGCTGCCCGCTGCGTCGATCTTCGGTAATGGTGAGAACGGCAAGCTCCCGCTCAACGCGTATGTGAAGTTTCTGGCGGGCTTCAACGTGCCAGTGACTGCTGTTGTGACCGAGGCCCGGTTCGACACCAACGCGGCTACCCCAAAGCTGACGTTCAAAGCAGCCCGGGCGTTGACTGAGGCAGAGTTTGCGCAGTGCGAGGCGGCGGGGCAGTCAGCCGCTGCTAGACAGGCGGTCACGTTTACCGTGTCCCAACAGGATGGGGTGAAGCAGATCGCGAAGCGCGATGAAGAGTTCCGCAGCAACGACAAGCCCGCCGCGAAAAAGGCCGCCGAGCCCGAGGATGAGGCTGCTCCACCCGCCGAGGAAGCGCCGACCAAGCGCACGACCAAGGCCGCAGCACCCGAACCAAAGAAAGACGCGAAAGCCCTGTTGGCTGAGTGGGACGACTGAATTTAGGTGGTCTGGGGGTGGGGACGCTCACCCCCATTTTTTCTTTGAACGGGTCACCTATGCAAACGAGAACAGAGTTTTTGCAGGCCGTACTGCCTGCCGAGGGGGTCTACGTCGCGGTTGCGATCGACGGGAAGCGGGTAGCTCAGACGTTTCACGATACGATAACCGACCTTGAGGCCCGCTGCACTACACTGGTTGGAGAGGGGCAAAACACCTTCTACGCGTTGGCGACGTTCAATACCGCCAGCACCCGCACCACGGACAACATGAAGCTGATCCGGTCTCTGTTCGTGGACTTGGACTGCGGTGCGGATGAAGAAGGTAAGAAGTATGCTACACAAGCTGAAGCCGTAGCGGCGCTACGCGAGTTCGTCAAAGACATGCGGCTACCGACGCCGTGGGTGGTGGATTCAGGACGCGGCATCCATGCGTATTGGCCGTTTACGGAGGCAGTCACCCGACTGCAGTGGAAGCCGGTAGCTGAGAAGCTGAAGCAGATGTGCGCCATCAAGGGGTTCAAGGCCGACCCTGCTGTTACGGCTGACGCCGTGCGGGTGCTGCGGGTGCCGGGGTCGTTCAACGTCAAGGACAAGGCCAACCCGTTGGCGGTGGAGATTCTCAAGGCAGGGGTAGCCACCCCGTTTGACGATTTGCGGCAGCTGCTGGGGGTGTCGGAGTTTGAGGCATCCGCTGTCAAACGCCCGATGGACGAGGTTACCAAGAACCTGCTGGCCAACCGGCCTTCCTACTTCAAGGATATCCTCCAGCGCAGCGTGGCGGGCGATGGCTGCAACCAAATCATGCACGCCGTGGGTAACCAGTCCAGTATCCCGGAGCCCCTGTGGCGGGCGGTCTTATCGGTGGCGCAGCACTGCCATGATCGGGACAAAGCCATTCATGTTGCATCGCGGCAACACCCGGACTATGACCCCGACGAGACCGAGCGTAAGGCACAGGCCACCAAGGGCCCCTACACCTGCGCGTCGTTCCAGAAGATTGATCCCACCTTGTGCGAAGGTTGCCCGCATTTTGGGAAGATCAGCTCCCCGATTACGCTGGGGGCGGGGCGGGTGCTTGAGGCCACGCAGGAGGATCGGACGGTTGAGGTGGTGCTGCCGGAGTCTACTGAACCGGTGGTGTATGAAATACCGGCCTACCCCTTCCCGTTTTTCCGGGGCAAGAATGGCGGCGTCTACGTCCGCGAGAAGGTGGAGGACAAGAAGACCGGTGCAACGCATGAAGAAGATACCTTGATCTACCAGCATGACTTTTATTTGGTCGCGCAGGTGCGAGACCCTCACGACGGAGCAACCGGGCTGTTCCGAGTTCACTTCCCGCAGGACGGGGTGAAGGAGTTCTGCGTGCCGCTGTCGGACATGCTGGCCAAGGATCGGTTCCGTGATGCTATCGCAACGGTGGGCATGTGCCCGCAGGGTTCACAACTGGACAAACTTATGGCGTATTCAAACTACTGGGTAAACACCTATCAGAAGTCGAGTCAATCCAAGCTGGGCCGCGTGCAGTTCGGCTGGGCAGACAACAACCAATGCTTCATTGTAGGTGATCGGGAAATCCGGGCGGACGAGATTCGCTACAGCCCCCCGACCATTACTACGGTAGAGATCGCTACAAAATATCAGAAGGTGGGCACGCTGGAAGGCTGGCAGAAGATCGCCAATTTCTACAACCAACCCGGCATGGAGCTGCAGCTGTTCACCCTGCTGTCCGGGTTCGCCTCACCCCTGATGCCCTTCACCAAGACGCAGGGCGGCTTGATTAGTCTGTACTCGGACAAGGGCGGCACCGGTAAGACGACCCTGCTCTGGATGATAAACAGCATTTTTGGCCACCCCAAGGACTCCTGCCTGATTCTGCGAGATACAGCGTTGTCGAGATTGAACCGAGTCGGCGTGCTGAACAATATCTCCTCCACGACCGACGAGATCACCAATGAGCTGCCTGAGAATATCTCCGCGTTTGTATATGATGCGATGCACGGCAGGGCACGGAACCGGCTGAAGTCATCCTCCAACGTGGAGCGGGTCAACAAGTCTACGTGGAATAACATCAACGTGGTTACCGGCAACGCGGCGCTGGCTGACAAGTTGCGGCTGCTCAAAGATGACCCGGATGGTGAGCTGCGTAGGCTGCTGGAGTTTGAGGTCATGCTGCCTATCAAGATCAGCAAGGCCGAGTCGGATAATATCTTTCTACCCATGATGGACAACTATGGAGTTGCTGGCGAGCTGTATATCCAGCACCTGCTCCCTAAGACCGATACGATTCATGACACGTTCCGCAAGGTGCAGTTAAAGCTGGATGCGGCAGCGGGGTTACAGCAGCGGGAGCAGTATCAATCAGCCACCTGTGCCGCTATCCTTACGGCGGGAATTTATGTGATGGAGTGCGGGGTCATGAACCTGACTTCCGCCGATATGAAACGTCTGTATCAGTGGGTGGTGGACTACCTGACGAAGCTCGTGGCCAAGACCGCGAATGAGACCGTGCCGCTCGATGAAGTGCTGGGCTTGTTCCTGTCGAACCACGTCAATGATACGCTGATCATCAAAGGTAACCCCACGATTGGCACCATGTTGGACGCTCCCATTCGGGAGCCGAGAGGTAAGCTGCTGATTCGCTATGAGCCTGATACCAAAGAGCTGTGCGTTAGCCTGCCCAAGTTTCGGTCGTTCTGTGCTCATAGGCAAGTGTCATATGATTCCGTGATTTCGTATTTCACACGACAGGGCAAGTTCCGGGAGGTTACTCGCAAGCGGCTGGGTAAAGGCACCCACATATCGGCTAATGAGCGGGTGATCGTGTTCTCCAACATCGACGAGGATTTTGTCGGTCATGCAGAAAAAGCTGCAAGTACTGGGGCTGCCGGTTCAGATTGAATGGGAGAAGCTGCGTGTCGGGGTGTCTTTTTTCATCCCGGTGCCCCTTGGCATCTCCCAGCAACTGCGTAAACAACTTTTGGCAGCTGCCGCCGAGTATGGCTACGACCTGTTGATGGAGGAGGTCGTGGAGAAGAACCTCACTGGGTTACGAGTTTGGCGGACCCGCTAAGGCATGGTAGTATCCGCCTGACGCTGGATTCCTCCCCAGCCGTCGCTTCTCCTCCGTTTACCCCCGGCGCAATGCCGGGGGTTTTTTACATGCCCATCTGCTTCCGCAGGGTTGGCAGGTTCAGATTGGAGAACAGCAGCATCTCGTATTTGTCAATCTGGTCTAATTTGGCTCGTTTCTCTTCGCTGTTCATGTCCTTGTTGCCTTCAATGAGCCTACGTGCTTGCCGCAGCTGCGAAAGCTTTTGTTCGACCTGCGAAAAGAACCCGGACTTCGCCAATGCGTACAGCTCCTTGTTTTCCATCAAACGCTGCTTGGCTTCTTCCGGATCACGCTCCATCAGGAATTTGATATCCTCGGCAACGGCACGGGACTTTTCACGCAGCTCGTAGTAGTCGTCCTTCAGACCAGAAGGCGCACTGCCTGTAAGGAATGTCGTAGCCTGTGGCACATCAGCCCAGCGGCGGTCTGCGCGTTCAATACCCGAGACCCCTTCGATAGCCCGCCCACCTGCATACATCACGGTACCGCCGAATATCCCCAGATACCCACGAACCAGATGCTCGACCTGCACCGGTGCCAACGGTGTAACCGCCGACAACAACTTCGATAGCTCTGACGTCCCACTGGTGAACTGCAGGTCCTTAGAGCGACCCTCCAGACCTTTGCCGATGATGGGGTTGCCGGTAAAGAACGAGTAGTTGGCCGCGACCTCAACACCGGGTTTCAGCAGCTGGGGCATGTAGCCGGGAGCCGACACCGCGTTGACTAACCCATCGCGGAACACGCGAGCAAGTTTGGTTGCATCGACTTCATCCTTGGTGCCCAAGCGCATGATGTAACCCCACGACTGCTCCGGGATGGTTTTGAACATCAGACCAATCGGGTCCTGCGGCGTGGGTATCTTCAGGTTGCCGCCAATGTCGGTGCCTGTCAGCTCTTTAATCATCTCCCGCGAGCCCGGGATCATAAACCCGGTCAGCTTCTCGTGGTCTGGCAGCTTCTTGTAGTCCTCGTCGTCCGACACCAGCATGGCATAGATGGAACTCAGCGCGGCGATCTTCATGCCGGTAGCCCAGAACTGTCGGATCGCTGTGGTGCGGTCTTTGCCGGAGATGCCCTCACGAAGCATACTGCGATAGGTTACGTCCATACCCTGCAGATACGCGTTCATAAACGGAATGATCTGGCGCAGCACATTGATCGAACCCGAGCGCCCTTGCCGCTGGAAGTTGATGATCTCACTGGCCTTGTACAGCGCCAGCATTTTGTCGCCGGTTTCTTTCAGGGTCTGTTCGTATATCGCCATACGCTGCGAAGCGTCCGAAGCCCGAGACATAGCCTCCAGCGCCCGCGCTACAGCCCTCTGGGATTTCTTCACACCGGTGCCGCCTGCGTCCAACGCAGCTTCTATACGACTGCGATCCGTCCCCGCCATGAAGTCAGGTCGGCCAATGATGCCGTAAGCCGCAAGGTCCAGTGCAGTGCCGGAGTGGGTAAGCGCGTCTTTAAAGGACCCCAGAACTTTGGCACCGACCATGAACGGACTTTGCGCTCCGGACAGCGCAGTTGCACGGAAGCCGTCTTGGAACAGCTGACTCACCACGAATCCCGGCATCAACGTCGTGCCGGTGCGCAACCAGTTGGCGGCTTTACCCAACGATTTAAACAGCGGAGTTGATATGGATTCCACACCCATAAACGCGTGTCGATCCAGCGGGTCTTCAACCTCGAAGTACGCAGCCTTACCATCACGGTAGGTTTTTACTAGGCGCTCTGCCGTGCCTTGCTGCGGGGTCTTCAGTGTTTCGGCACTTTTTATGGCCAGCAATCCATCCATCGCCACATTGGCGGCGTGATTACGCACGATGGTGTTGACCAGCCAGAACGACAGGTTCTCCATATTGCCGAGGATGTCACCGATGGGTCGCTTATTGACGTCACCACCAATCAGCTCGGCCACTTTGCCGTTATCTACCAACCCCTTGAAGTAAGTCTTGGTGGACTTCTTGGTTTCATAGCCGAACTTTGCGTCGTCCAATATGCGATGCCACGGCACATACTCCGGTGCCTTGACCCACTCGTCTACATCTTCCTGCGTGAACCGGCCTGTGGCTTTACCCACTTGGAGCAGCTGATTCTTATACTGCTGGAACTTCTGAACCCCAGCGCGAATCTCGTCGCCATACAGGCGCAGCACATCATCAGCAGCTTGTTCATCGGCTGCGGATAGCGCCATCGACTTGCGAATTTCCGGGCTGATTTCCGGTGAGCGCAGACGCAACACCGTGGCCCCCAGATCAAACCACGCTTTGGCCGTGGCCATATCGACACCGGCTTTTTCTGATATGGCGTTGACATGACTGTACACGTCAGCCAGCGAGACACCCTGATTGATTTTGAACAGCCCAGTCTCCGGGTCCAGCGCGATTGCGCCTTCCAAGATGGAGGATGTCGCCAAGTCCATTGATCGGGTAGCCAGCAGCAGATTGACCACAGATTTAAGGTCATTCGCCTGCAGCAGCTTTTCTTCCACGGAGGCACCGTTGAATATAACCGCGTTTCGCAGTTCCTTGATCTTGTTGACCCGGTAGGCTTCATCAAACGCAAACCGCCACGCATGTGTGAAGAACCCCTGATCACCTTCGCGGGTCTTCTCCGCGATACGCCGCGTGGCCTGCGCTTCCATTGCCGCTGTGGCGGGCAGCTTCAACACACCGACATTACCTTGACGGGCTTCCGAGGGGGCGGCTTCCAACAGCTGATCCAGCGTCTGCTCGACCTGCTTGGCTTTGCTCAGGCCGAGGAACCCACGAACAGCGTCAACGAACCGACCCCACCAGCCCTTGGGCTGACCACGCAACGCGTCTTGAAACTCTTGGTTGCTGATGGCCTCGGCGGCGAACTCCTGCAGGTTGGTCGCGCCATACTGACCCTTGAGCTCCGGGGCCAGCGAGTCAAACAACTTCTGCAGCTTCTGCGTCAGGACATGGTTGGGGTTAGCCAGCACATGAGAGACCGCCGCGTGCATGGCTTCGTGCAGCAGGGTGTGCTCGTGCAGTCCTTCCGGATCAATGTAGATGGTGTCCGTAATTGAGCTATAGATACCCGCATCACCGGTCGGCGTTTTGCGAACCAGCACCTTGGTGCCCTTGATGGCGGACAGGATTTTGCGAGCCGCCGTGCGGATGATCGGGGTAGACCCGGTTTCACCCAGCAGCTTCAGAGCACCCTTGAGGTCGCCCTTGTCCAACAGCCCACGCACTTCCTTCGACAGCCCGGAGCCAATGGGCCGATGTGACAACCCGAAGTTGCCCCCACGACGCATCAACTTATCAAATTCCGATGTTGATTGTTGCGTGACCACGCGGTTTTTTGTGTCGCGGATCGCGGCGAACATTTGTCGGTAGGCAGTATCCCTAAGAGATTTACGTGCAGCGGGAGCGTCCGTTTTTCGTGCCTGCTCCATCAGGCTGTCTATTTCAGCCATCGCTTTGGGGTCTACATCATTCACCCCGAGTTTTATTGCAGTAAACTTAGGCGGAGTCGCTCGTTTCCCCAGTTTATAGATATCCGCTACTGTTTCTTTGGACATCCCAAGAGCTTCGAGCTGTTCATTCTCCCGAAGTTTTTTACGCTCCGCAGCACTCAACCGTCGCTTAGTACCCTTTTCTTCAACCTCACGCTTCGTCGCTTCCTGCTGGGCGTTGTAATCATCAAAGTAAGACTGCATCAGCCTGCGAGTATCTGCAGGGGTAGTGACCCAAGATAATTCGAGCGGCATTTCAAGGGTCTGCCATTCCCGCAACCGTTTCAGTTCCTCTGATTGCTCAAATGCGGTCTTTTGAGCCTGCGCCTCTACTAACTGCTGCTCAGTTTTTGCACGAGGTTTGCGCGGCGTTTTGTTGAGTTCTCTTTTTAGCTGATCACCAATATTACGTTGCGTCTTTTTCGACGCCTCCAATGACGCGTTCTCACTCTGCTCTTGTTGTTGAGCAGCGTGTGATATTGCGATGTTTCCCCACACCGCCTGCACCTCAGCTTCGGGGACGTCGAGTTTTTTAAGAGCGGCCCGAGCGGCTAATTTAGCTGTAGGCCCGACATCCGGGTCGTTTGCGAAGTACACCAAATAGGTGATAGCGTCGTTGAAGTCTTTTTTGGATTTGGCATCTGTCTGGGATTTGGCAGCTGCTGCGATATCCAGCGCGGTCTCTACTTCCTCGGCGTCACTTAATGTACGCTGCTCTGCTTGCGCTCCGCTAACAGGCTCACCAGCAACTGGCCCAGCTCCACCCACAGTTCCGGGCTCAGTTCCATCAGTGGCCCCGACTCCGGTGCCTCGTTGTGATACAGGTGATACATCGCCTGCTCCACTAGTTCCTTGTCCAGTTGCATTTTGAGGTACCTCACCGAAGTCGAACGACGTTTGTTGGGCTGTGCGGAATTTTGCCTGCTCTATAAAGCGCTTTACGGCTGTTGCGTTGTACGGCTGCTTGGCCGAGGAGCGGTTGCCGTAGTCCGTGACCAACTCTTCAAACCGGTTAATGTCGTCCGGGTTGGTCAGATCAAGACCCTTCAGCTCCTTAGCCACTTTTGCTGTCTTGATTACACCCGGTTTGAAACCCAAACTCAGCAGCGTGGAGTCTGTGACTTTTGAGGTTGTCGGCTCTTGTGACGGTTGCGCTGGCTCTTCCAGCGGCAGCTCCATTTGCTGCTCACCGGTCAGCTCAAATTCTGGGCGTTCCTCTCCAAGCTCCACTACATCTTGACGTGGAGCCGGTATCTGCGTCGGGAACAACTCCATTTGTTGGCGCTGTAGATTTTCTTCCTCAAACTGCTGTTGCGCATATTTAGCCCGAGCATCCAACTCGTCTTGCGTCCGCAGCACTGTGCCTTCCGGTGTGCCGTAAAAGACTGGCTTCTCTGGGGAGATCGCGGCAGCTTCAGCACCGCCGGGGGGTTCTTCAGAAGGTTTCCCAGCAGCTGGGGTTGGTTTGGCCCTACGACCGGCCACTGCGTCCACCAAGAACTGCACGATCGCACCGGCACCCGCACCATAGGCCGCGTTCTCACCGACCTTCTCGATCAGCTCTTGGCTGGGCTTATACACCTGCTGGGCGATGAGGTTCTGAGCGATGGCCGACGCGCCCTCCTGCAACCCCTCCATACCGCCGGTAACCAGCGCACGCTGCAGCCGGTCAAATATTCCGCCCTTGAGTTCTTTGGGCATCATCCGGAAGATACGTTCAACCGGTGCGAGCTCCGCGATGCCCGGAATGACGCCAAGCTGTGTGGCGCTTGTTATCTGCTCTGGGGTAGCACCGGCTTCAACTGCGCGTTCACGAGCCTCACCTGCACCCATACCTGCAGCGGTAGACCCCGCCGCTGCCGTCCGTCCAATACCCGCAGCCAACCCAGCCCCGCGAGCGGCCATGCCACCGATACCGCCGGGGATCAGCAGGGAGCCCATTGAGCCAACCCCTTCCATGACCTTCACAAGAGGCGATTCTTCGTAGCCTGCAGCGGCTCTGGGTTTCAGGCGCTCGGCAAACCCCTTAATGCCTTCGCGGGCGGTCTTTTCAAACCCTTCCTGCGTATCACCCGGCAGTAACGCCGCAGCACCCAGCGCCGCGCTCTCAAGACCGCCGACGAGCCCACGCGGGACAGCCTTCAGCGCTTCTCTTGCATAACCACCGATTGTGGTTTCCGGGGGTGCCAGCGTAAGTGCAGCTTGGTATGCCTGCTCATCAGACAAGTCCTCCGGCGAATCAATCCGAAATTTGCCCTTGCCCGGAATTTCAACGCGATAGACTGGCATTATTCCCTCGTGACTTTCACACCTTTCGGCAGGGTCGGTGCAGTCGGAGTCTCAGTCGCAGAAACACCCGCCAAACCCGCAAACTTTGGATTTCTGGTAATTACGTTGCGGATTGCTTGCTGTTCAATTTGCTCCGGTGTGGCTGACATCATCCCCAAGGATTTCTGGAGCGAATCTTTTTCTTTTTGCACTGCACTGTTAAACGCCGTGATGTTTCTGGATTCAAGCGCAGCTTCCCGATACGCAGCGGTGCCTTCTCGGCTTGCTTTGACTTTCTCCCGCTCGATGTCCAGCCCAGTGCGTTTGATCGCCAGCTCTTCCAGTTTTGCTTTATACATAGCATCCGCTTTTTGCGCGTCCCTTGTGATGTCTTCCACGCGGGTGCGGGCTTTGTCAGCCACATCGTATTTCTGCATCCCTTCCAGACGGTTGGCCTTGCGCTCCTCGCGCTCGATCTGTTTGCGGAGGTCTTCGGCCTTGCGGAAGTCTTTGTTGATGCCCCGCATCTCTTTCGTCGTGATGCCCAGACCCTGAGCGAAGTTCTGCAGTGCATATGGCGACTGGCCAGCAGCCGCAGCGAACCCACCCATAGCCACAGCCAACCAGCGATCTGCGTCACGGTCTTTGACAGCCTGCTGCCCCTGCGCCTTGAGGTCTTCGAGCCGGTCTTTCAGCTCGCTCGGGAACCGCTTCTCCATCTCAGCTTCTTTACGGGCAAACGCTGCTTCCGGCGTCTCTTCGGTGTAGAGCAACGATGTCTCGGGTTTGATGGACTGTCCCGGTGTGGCCGCAGGGGTAGCCGGGGCTGCGGTGCGTTTAACAGGAGCAGCGGGAATCTGTTGTGTGTTGGGGGCAGCTTGAACCGGTGGTTTTTGTTGTGCAACAACAGGTGCTGGTTTAGCCGTTACAGGTTGCGGCAGGGTAGCAGGGAGCCCCATGTCACCTGATTGGATATCCAATATCTGAGCCAACCCGAGGTTTTCGCCACGAGCGCGTCTGGCCGCGATAGTTGCGTCAACTTCTTCCGGAGTAGGTTTGCGGCGTACTTCTTGCTCGGGCATCTCACCCATCTCACCCATCTCCGCGCCCATGCTGGAACCGCCATACTGAAACGCCACGATTCCGCCGCCTGCATAAACATCTTCCATCACACCAGCGTCAACACCGCCGATACCCGCAGCGACTTTGCCCATTTCCTCGTCATATACACTGGGTGCTTGCTGCCGACCACCGTCCAGAGCCTGCTGGTTTTTTGCAGCGGAGGTAAGCTCCAGTTGCTTGACGAAGTCTCGATCTTGCAGGGCCAGCATTACGCCCAGCGGATCAGGTATCTTGCGGGGATCGACACCAGCCAGCAGCTGCTTTTTGACGTTGGTGACGCGTGACGGCGTAACACCCTGAGCTTTGGGATCACCACCCGTAACTCCGCCGTCCGCATACCCTTTGATCTCGCCACCATCTTTTCTGCCAAACGCCTGCGACAGACCCAGTGCGCCCAGCCCCAGACCACCAATCTGTGAAATGGCCGACGGCTGCTGCTGGTAGGTATACATCGTCTGTTGCGGCGCAACAACAGAGCCGCGAAGCAGAGAACTCAGGAACTGCAACTGAGACTGCGGGTAGAGCTGCTGCCGCATGAACTCTTCATACCCGATATCGCGCTGCTGTTGACCCTGAGCCTGCTGCATAGCGCCCGCACGTTGTTGCGCTTCAAGGGCCGCCGCTTGTTGGCCAAACCCCGTCTGACCCAGCTGGCCAAATTGACCGCCCAACTGCCCAAGCATCCCCGCGCCCTGAAGCCCGAGGTTGGCACCAAACTGTCGTGACTGCTCCCCGGCCTGAAGCCCTGCCAGCCCATATTGAGCAGCGAGTTGAGCGTTCTGTTGGGCAAACTGATTGGCAGCCTGCGATTGACCAAGTGCCTGCTGCTGCGCTTGGAGTTGTGCGGCTTGATTGAGCTGTTGAGACTGCATACCCGTCTGAGCACCGAGGCCCTGCGTCTGCAACAGCGCTTGAAGGTTCTGTTGGCCTGTAGTCAGCCCCGCTTGCTGATTAGCAAGGTTCGCCTGCTGACGCATTTGTTGGTTGGCCATCATGGCCTGCTGCCTAGCCTGTTGATTGGCCAGAGAAGTCTGCAGACCTGTTTGAGCGCCCAGTTGCTGCACCCCAAGGGCAGACTGAAGGTTCTGCCCGCCAACGGTGAGACCGGCCTGTTGATTAGCAAGATTCGCCTGCAGTTGCCGTTGGGCATCTGTTTGATAGGCTTGCTGCGCTTGCTGGTAGGCTGATTGAAGCCCTTGCGCTTGGATGTCACCCTTCTGTGTTGCCAGATTTCGAGCGGCTTCTGCTTCCATGATTGCCTGACGGGAGCCGCCAAATGCACCAACACCGACAGCTTGCGCACCTCGTTGAGTCCGGGCGATATCCGCTTGCCGTTGCGCTTCCCTCTGCTGCACATCCACCACATTCTGCATGTAGGGTGACATGTAAGCTTCGGCAGTTCCCGGGCGGGCAAACGACCCCGTCCTCGCTCTCTCGGCGGGGCCCATCTGAAATGTCTGAAGATTCGGATTGTAGTTTGTTTGAGCTGCGCCGGTCTGTGCGCCTTGCACTCTTTCAGCCGGACCCATCTGATATTGCTGCAGATTAGGCGCTTGGGTACTAAGATACTCCAGCCCCATGCCTTGGAACTGCGGCGCTTGGTATGTCTGTTGGGGGGCCATCGGTTGATACTGACTAGCCTGTGCGGCTTGACCTGCAGCCAATCCCGTGAGTCCTGCACCTGCACCGATTAGCGGCGAAGGCCCGAGGTTTTGCACACCCTCAAATGCTTGTTGCTGCATCGGGGTAAAAGGTGCGACACGTTCGCCGGTGTAGGGTTGATACTGCACGTTGGACGCGGTAGTCCCCCGCGTCATAATGTCCTCAAAATAAGGACGTGCGTATTCCGGAATATTAGACTGCTGAACAGTCTGAGTGGATGGTGCCGGTGCCGAGCCGCCGCCTTTACCCATTGCTATCTCCTAGCGGTAACTCACAGGTTACCCATTGAACTTGGTTGCCATCATTGGCGAATAGTTTGATCCAACCTTTGCGCCCCGTAAATTCGATGGCGTTGCATTGCGTATCCTTTGCCCAGCGGCGCAACAGCGCCAGCATGGGGGCTTTCCAGAGGTGGAGCTCGTCCCCACCACAGAAGTGCATCGTCAGCACCCGCTTGTTGGGATAGTCTGTGAATCCGGTGACGACTGCCCCATAGTAGACCGGGCCTTCTTCAAAGGCAACCCAGAGGTTATAGTCCGGTCTCTGAGTCACCAAGTCATAAATATCGTCTTCGTGATACCGACCAAACGTATACTCCGCTGCCTTGTCCATAAACTCCTGCACATCCGGCCAACACTCATGGACATGCTCTTGGGGGATCAAACTGACCATCATGCCCGACGGGCTGACTTCTCAGCTTGCTTCATCAGGGCGTAGAACTTCTTGGCCCCTCCCCGGCGTTTGACCTGATCCCTTGGGACGTAGGCTTCGCCGTTGGACAGCAGCGCCGGACGCCTGCCCTCGATCGTCGTAGGAATAGAATCGCTGGTGCCAGTTCCCGGGCCCCTGATGGGGATCGATCCAAGACCAGCAGCCGCTGCACGTTGACCCCGGTTGTTACTACCCCCGCCAATACCGTCCACCGCTCTCTTAGTGAGAACAAAACCACCATCTTCAAGCTCTGGTACAGACGGCACCTCACCACCTTTGGCCGCAAGGAAGTTGGGCTGCAGGATACCTCGATCGGTAAAGTAGTAGCCACCCGGAGCCGACGGGTCATAAGGACGCTTACTGGGGCCTTGTTTCCGGTAGTTCGACGGCCCTTGTTCCGGCGCGGCGAAATTAAGTTCAGGTTGGTCAAACCCACCCATTAGTCCGGCAACACCAGCGGCACCTGCAACTTTTGAACCCGTGGAGGGGAACTGCTGGCCGAGGGCTTGCATGAAGGAGGGTTTTGAGGGCGTGACTTCCGGTGCCATGCTCATCTGATCTGCATTGGGGGTGAATGTCGGGATTGACGAAGTCGCAGCGGTATAGGTGGAAGGCCCACCGGGTAGGTATTGCTCTCCGGGAAACGCCAGTGGCAGTTGCGAGGACGCAGCTTCTGCCGCTCCGGGGAACACCGCCGGGTTAGCTAGTTGGTTCCCCCCGAAAAGCTGTGATGCCGCAGTATCCGTGGCCGAGGCTCCAGACTGTAAGAACGCGTTTCCGGGCACCGCAGGCATTCCCCCGGTTATCCCAGCACCAGCAGCCTCTGCTCCACCCCCGAACAACCCTGACTGCATACCCGCCCCTAAACCACCACCAATGCCATAGCCACCGAGGCCACCTGTCAAAGCACCCATTAGCGGGTTTTCTTTGTTGGTCAACGCCCCCGTGATCCCGCCTGCCACAGCGCCGGTGCCTGCCGCCCCTAGCCCGAGAGCACCTGTAGCTGCGCCAGCAGCAGGTCCCAAAATAGCAACCGCAGCAGCTGCGGCCAGCGCGGGAAGGATGTTCTTCAGAAACCCTGCTTCGGGAAGTCCGGTATGTGGATTGATGGTCAGGGAGCCGCCGTGCGCGAGCGCAATAGCCTGTAGACCCCGCACTTCTCCGGGGGTCATGTGAACCAGCATCTTGTCTTCGCCACGCCCGAGGGCGGCCAAACCAGCGGCGGTGTCTCTCATAAAACCCCCAAAGTTTTCAACATAATATCACGCATAAACAACCTCCGGAACATCCGACACCCGGGCTACAGTCAGAATTACGGATGGGGTGGTGGGACGGGTCGGATTGGACTGTGCAGCTAATTGCTGAATGCTGACATTGGAGCTGTCGGTACACCACATCAACTCAAAAAAATCCCCTGCCGCCGCCGTAACAAAATAGTTCCAAGCCGCAATTAACCGGCCATCCGTAGAGCCGTGCTTTGCAGGTATCGAAAGATCGCCGTTGGAGTCCGGAATATCTACTCCGTTTTGTCGCGCCCATATACTGGCTGCTTGGTCATTAGCGTTTGCGTTGATAAATTGAATACTGAACTGGATATTGTAAATCCCTGCGGTTTCAACTGTGACCTTGGTCGGCAACGTGCCAGTGATGGTGGTACTGGAGACCGTCTGTGAAGTGCTAACCGTGTAGGTGCCCGTCAAACCTCCGCCGGTACCGAATGCCGTGATGGTAGTGCCTGCAGTAACCCCGGTGCCGGTAATTGGCATCCCGATATAGATTGCTCCATCCGCAGGAGCTACCGTTACCGTCAGCGTAGTCGCCGCAATGTCCCCAGTGAACGTAATTGACCGGTTCGCAACCGTAACCCCTTGGCTCAGGTCTGTACTGTTTAAACGGACAAAGTACGCACGGGTCGTGTCTCCGTCCGTCTGATCACTGTCGTCGTAGAAAGAACCATACGAAAACGAAAGGTAGTCACCGCCTCGCGGCCCAAATAAGTTGGAGAGACCGTTGTCTACTGTATTGAAGTAAACCCGCAGCTCGCGGTTGAGCTGGTCGTGATACATCGCCTGATACTGCTGCGGCGCATTGATGAGGTTGGGGGCGCGGGATGCTTTGAGAATCGGCATTACGATTTCCTGCCATCAGGACGGATATCAATACGAGGGGCACCCAACTGCCATGCCACACCCTGCCCGGTAGACCTAATCTCGAACGCCATTTGACGCCCCCGCACCCGAGTGTAGACCTGACCGGTGAACTGCTGCACCGTGTAAACGCGCTGGGTGTTGTAGCTTTGGGCGCTAACCACGCCCGGGGCACTGGGGGCTCCGTAGGCAGTACCAGAGTTTTGTCGGGGTTTACACACCATAGTGACTTCCGGGTAGACCGGAGCAGCGGTTGTTGAACCATCAAAAGTCAGGTCAGGCAGTATCCGCCACACAAACCCGTAGTTGTGCCCGTCGCCAATGTCAAAGTCCGAAGAACTGATATACGCTTCGATCGGCACCAACGTGGCGGTAGAGTTGTCGTCATTCCCGACCTCGTGATACATGACCTGATTGGGCACAACCAAAGGCACTACCGTATATGCTGTGTGAGACGCTGCTGTTGTCGAGTTAAACCCACGAACGCATCCGTTTAATGCGACGGAAGTCCGGCTACCGTAAGAGATTTGCTCACTGTCAATTTGGATAACCCCAGAGGCCGGGTAGCTGGAAGCATCCAAAAGGTTGATGGTCGTGACGGACGAGTCGATTGCTGCGGAGAGATAGCTGGTCTTTATGCTAAACGCGCCCATCGGGTTCCTTCTTAATGAAGAATCCAGCCATGCCGTGCGGTTCAGGTTGCCGTAATACCAGATATTATCCAAGTAGTTGTATATGACATACCGGTCGTTGACCGTGCTGTTCGCGGATGGGTAGTGCCACCACACTTCGCTATATTGCTCATTACCCCCGGCGACAACTTGGTAAAACTGACTGGTGTTAAGGTCGTTAAAAATAAATTGCCTTATCGAGCAAGGCAGTGTCTGCACACGACCGTCATACATATAAAACTTATCAATACCCATCCAGAACATGATATTACTGGAGCCCACCACCGCATTGGGGGAAGCGATTGATACGCCGTCCATCAACAGGTTTACACCCCAAACATAGGGTGGTCCAAGGTATTGCATTGAGTAGATGGCGCTGTCCGACCAGACCACAAACTCCTGCCTGCCATGACGAGCAGTAACAAGACGAGAACCGTGGGACAGCCGGATTTCACCTGCCTGATTTGTAGCGGCGGGCACCCATTCATAAATGTTCTCTTGGTCTGACCACCGCACCAGCATGGGTTCAAACTCGGTCTCAGAGTCTGTCGGGTCATAGGGATTGGCACCGATGCAAATAGCAAAACGCTGCACCCCGGAAGTATGGATTTCAAATACCCGGTTGGGCACAAAGTCGCCGTCGTAACCAGCGGTGTTTGCAAGACTCTCCAATGTCACGGCGCGGGGTGGGCTCGTAGTGGTATCCACCACCCAGTAATAAATAGCACCCTCACGAATGGCGGCAACGAGGTCTTGGCCGTAGTTATCCAGTGACCACAGACGGAGAGCGTTAGTCTCCTGAACCACAGCGGTGCCAGAGAACTCTTCGCCCCAGCCGTCACGACCCCACGGGCCAACACCCCAACCGGTGCTGAGAGACGCTATGGAGTTACCGGAGTTGACCTGATACGCCGCAGAGACCGAAGCTCCACCACCAGACCCCGTAGCGGTAGCGGCAGTAGCGAGGATGATGTTATAGCTGTTGGCATCAACTATCGTAACGATCTCATACTCACCGTTGAAGACCGTATAGTCTGCACCGGTAGCGCCGGAGAATGTAACGTATGTGCCTACGGTTACGCCGTGAGCTGTATCAGTTACGGTGACAAGTTTACTACCGGTAGTTATTGCAAACGGGTTGTTGTTGATGGTAACTGTGGAGCGGATCGGCGTGACATCATAAAACGCACCACCGTTCTCAATGTAGAGCTTTTGCTCCGTGCCGAGGGAAAGCAGGTTACTGCTGTTGAGCGTGATCCAGTTCCACAAGTTACGGCACACGCCCTTGTAGGTGTTTGCAACGCCCGCAACAGACGCAGCGAGGTTCTGCCAGCCACCAATCTTTTCAGGGTACCCAGAACGGAAACGAATCTTGTCCCCGTCATACCAACCTCCTTCACCGGCGTAATTGGTGTTCTCGCGGTTGATACCCGGTTTAAACTGCAGCTTGGATAGTGGCATGTGTTACCTCACGCGTACGGGCGTGTGCCCTGCTTATCGATAATCAATCGGGAGTTACGAGGTTTAGCGTCCGGCGTATTCGGCACAGAGATATGCGTCCAAGAGTCAAACTCAAGAATGATCTGATCAAACGGCACCCCGGCAGTAATGCAGGCTTCCACTACCTCCCGAGGCTTCATACCCGGCACTCGAATGTCCGCAGCGCAGCCTAGCCGGTGCTGGCTGGTGTCTCTTGAGCCTACAGAGTCGTTGACCTTTTTAGACCGGAACCCGCTGTTAATCATGACCGGCTTACCGCCAACTGCCGTCTTGACCTGTTGAAGTAAACCCGCCAGCCGTTTTAGGTTCTCAACTTCCTGCTCGTTGGGCGTGTTATCCCATCCGTTCCGGTCAGCAGCTTCGGAGCGGGTCAGCTCGGCGAGGGAGAAGTTAATGGTCAGTTGAGTCATTCCTTGGCCTTCTTCATGCCGATAATTTTTTCAAGAGTCCTGCCTCCAAAATAGAAGGACATTATCAGCATACCCCACTGTCCATGAAGTTCGACGTAGTTGTTGTTGACTTCAATATTCCATGCCGACATTAGACCAAATGCGGTGTAAGTAATCAGGATAAACACCAGCGTCATAGGCCGGATGTTCTTGGACAGCCAGCTATCGC